AACTTTCTTAAACCAGGACAGAGGTTGATTATTCCATGATTAGTGTTTGGTATCTTGATTCTTCAACTAATAAATATAATATAACTTCTATGTTAAAGAATGTAGATTGGTCGGGAGACATTAATACTTATCCTAGAACTTTACAGGTTAATGTCCAAAATGCTAATAACCTAACAAAGGGCAAACTAATAAGCTTCAAACCCGGTAGAACAGTAATTCTTTATATTGATGGAGTCGAAAAGTTTAGAGGTTATGTATTTAAAACAAGTATTAATGAGAAAGGCGAACAGTCTTTAACTTGTTATGATAACTTAATATACTTAACTAAAAACTCCGAAACTATGATTATTAAAAATCAATCGGCTTCTGATGTTATAAGTTCATTATGTAAAAAATTCGGAGTTCCTGTTGGAAGCATCGAAGCTACAGGTTATAAGATTAAAAAAATGGTTTGTCAAGGTAAGGCTCTATCTGATATTTTTAGTGATTCTTTAAAAGTAACTAAAACAGGCAATGGAAAATTATACTTACTTAGATCAGAAAAAGGTAAAGCATATTTAAAATCACGAAAGAATGCTGCTCATATTACAGTCTCTGTTACTAATATTATTTCAGGTAATTATGAAGTTTCTATCGAAGAATTAAAAAACCAAGTAAAAGTTGAAAAAGGTCAAATTGATTCTAAAGAAAAAGATAGTAAATATTCATCAGTTACTGAAAAAGATAGTAGTTCCATTGATACTTATGGTATTATGCAGCAAATAGAATCTGCTGATGATAAAGACACTATCTCTATGATGTCAAGTAAGGCAAAGAAACTTCTTAAACAACTTAAAGAACCTACCAAGACATATTCAGTTGACTTTATTGGGCATCCTGATTGTATCACAGGTAATAAGATAAGTATTAAAAATGAAATATTAGGTTTTAGTGGTACTTATTATATTACTGCTGATTCTCATTCATTTGATGGTGGGGTTCATAAAATGAGTCTTCAATTATCTACAAATATAAATATAGATGATGAAAACTAAGGTAGGTGACAGTTATGAAAGAAGGAAGTGCCTATACTAATTTTTTAAAATTAATACAAGAACAAGGTTACAACAAAGACATTAGTATAACTGTTGGACTTGTAACCTCAATATCTCCTTTTAAAGTTCAATTACCAAGCGGGTTATTGTTAGATGATGAAGATATAACAATAACTGATACTGCTAATAAAGCTATAGTTGGAGATAGAGTATTAATTTTAAATGATGGCAATAACTTTTATGCTATAGATAAGGTGGTGAACTAATAATGATACCACTCCTTATTAGTGATGAAGATATTCAAGCTTTAGAAGAAACTGGCGGTACTATTCAATATGCGAGTAAGACATATAAGTTCGACTTTGAAACGGGCGAAATATATGCAGAGTTTGTTGATTTAGAAGACGCTATTAGACAGGGTGTAATTAAAGCTATCCTTACTGCTAGAGATAGATATATTATATATTCTTCTGATTACGGTTGTGAAATTTCATATTTGATGGGCAAGGCTTACTCACTTGACTATCTACAAATTGAAGTTCCTAGACTAATTCAAGAAGCTTTAATACCGGATGAACGAGTATCAGAAGCAAAAGATTTTACCATTTCTAAAGATGGAGATATTTTAGTTATAACATTTACAGTTATTACTGATTTACAATCAGAAGTTGACGTGGAGGTGAATATTTAGTGTACGAAAACCAAACATTTGAAGCAATTCTTGAAAGAATGCTTTCAAAAATATCTGATGAAATTGATAAGCGGGAAGGTTCTGTTGCTTATGATATGTTAGCACCTAAAGCTGCAGAATTAGCAGTTGCTTATATGGAATTAGATAACATTATTAATTTAGGCTTTGCAGGAACTACCTATGGTTCATATCTTGATTTAAAGGTATCTGAATATGGTATCGTTCGTTTAGAAGCTGTTAAGGCAACGGGTGTAATTACTTTTTCAAGCGCTATTAATGGTCTTGTTATTCCTCAAGGTACTGTAGTTTATACAGATGACAACATTAGATTCTTAACTGATAATGTTGCAACTATCTCAAACGGTACAGCAACGGTTGCTATCACAGCTGAGACAGGTGGTATGAATGGTAATGTTCCTACAAATACAATAATTAATACTGAAATGGCTGGAGCTACTTGTACTAATGCTACTACTACTTCTGGTGGAGCCGATATAGAAAGCGATGAAGATTTATTCGCGAGATATACTGAAAAAATCAATGCTCCTGTAAATAGTGGTAACACAAACCATTATAGAGAATGGGCACAAGATATTGTAGGTATTGGAGATGCGAGAGTCACTCCTATTTGGAATGGTTCGGGAACAGTTAAAGTAACTTTAATTAGTACTGACAAGCGTGCTGTTACTGCTGCTAAAGTTACAGAAGTAGCTAACTATATTGATACAGTAAGACCTGTTGGTGCTACTGTTGCAGTTGAATCTGCTATTGAAAAAGTAATTAATGTAACTGCCACTTTAACTTTGTCAGCTGGATTTACTCTAGCTCAAGTTACTCCTACTATTCAACAAGGTATTATTGATTATTTTAAAGAAGCTGCTTTCGTAGATCCTGATATAAAGTATACAAAAGTTGGCACTATTATCTTAGGAGTCAATGGTGTACTTGATTATACTAATCTTCAATTAAACAATGGTACAACTAATATTGTATTAGGAGTAAATGAAACTCCTGTGGTAGGAACGGTGACTTTATCATGAGGTTTATAGGTAATGATACAGAACGTCCTATCATTGAAGTTTTAGAATCATACACACCAAAGATATATGAAAACTCTAAAGTTGTTTCTGAAATAATGAGAGTTGATGCTGAAGAGTTGGAAGACTTATATGCAGCTGCTCAAGATGTACTTAATCAGTTTATGATTGATAATGCAACTTGGGGAATCCCATTGTGGGAAAAAAGTATGAGTATTATAAGTGATGATACTAAAACCGATGATGAGAGACGAGGAAATATCAAGTCTATGGTTCGTCGGTACGGTACATCAACAATTGGAATGGTTAAAAACCTAGCTGAATCATATCTAAATGGTGAAGTTGAAATAATTGAGTATATGACAAACTTAATTGACTTAAGAAGTCATACATGGACTGCGGGGTATATATCTTCAACTGGTTCAATTACTACTTCATCAACAACTTGGGTTTCTGATGCTGATAAACTAACTTTAAATAACCAAACTTCAGGAAGTAATGGTGGGGTAATTTCTGATTATATTCCAATCGTACCATTTAAAAACTTGAGTCTCGGTGCTAATATTAGAGATATTACTGGTATAGTTGGTTATGTAGCTTTATCATTCTATGATATTAATAAAGTATTTATTTCAAGGGTACTTTCAAGTCAATATAGCAAGGTTCTTCAAAATATTGCCCCTCCTGTTAATGCTGCTTTTGTTAGAGCCAATGTTCGTGTAGATACGGTGGGTGCAGGAATTGAAATTAGTCCTCAAGTACAATATGGACCAATTGCAACTTCTTATGAACCTCGGAAGGATTATACTTTGGGTGTAAAATTTATCGGCAAACGTGGTAACCCAAGTAACATGGATGATATTAAAAATGCTATTCGTCAAGTTACTCCTTCTCACTTAGATTTAATATTTACTTTAACATATTTGATCTGGCAAGAAATAGAAAAAGCTAATGTCACATGGAATACAGCTGATACTTATACATGGGATGCTTTTGAAACTGCATTCTTTTCATAATAAATAAATAAGGAGGTCAATTATTTGAGTACTAATAAAACAACCAACTATACAATGCACTCTTGGGTTGGTACTGACTTCGTTAAACGTCAAGAGCTAGTCGACAACTTTGTCACAATTGACACCCAAATGAAAGTAAACAAAGATTCTGCTGCAACTGCTCAGAGTACTATTGATACTCATAAAGCTTTAACTGCAGTAATTGGTACTGGTACGGTTAAAGAAAAGCATATTAGTGACCAAGATTATAAAAACTGGGAAGACCATAGAGCTAATACAAGTAACCCTCACAATGTTACTATTGCTCAAATTGGCGCTGCAGCGGCCTCGCACGTAGGCACTGGCGGAAGTTCCCATGCTGCAGTTACTACTACTACTAATGGGTTTATGATCTCAACTGATAAATCAAAACTTGACGGTGTTTCAACAGGAGCAAACAAAACCGCAACTTCAACAGTTAATGGAAATATATTAGTTGATAATGTTGAGAAAGTAGTTTATACTCACCCTTCAACTCATCCTGCTACAATGATTACAGAGGATACTACTCATCGCTTTGTAACTGATACTGAAAAATCAACTTGGAATGGAAAGGCTAACACTACAGTTGTTACTACATCTGCAAATGGTCTTATGAGTTCAGGTGATAAAACTAAATTAGATGGTATTGCGACAGGTGCTGAAGTTAATCAGAATGCTTTTTCAACAGTTGTTGCAGGCGGAACTTCGTTAGTTGCTGATGCTAAGTCAGATAGTTTAACAATGACAGCAGGAACTGGTATTGTTGTATCAGGAAATGCTACTACTGACACCGTAACAATTACTGTTGATAGTACTATAGAAACTATAACAGGTGCTCAAACTAAAGCAGATCAAGCAGAAGTTAATGCTATCAACTTTGCAAAAAGTTTTGGATTAGGTGATGTTGCAAAAGATATTTCTTCAACTGATTTAAACAACTTGGATGCAACAGGGTTATATAGAGGTATAACCTTAACAAACGCACCAGGTGGGGTATCAAGTGCGTTTTTTATCTTGAACTTCAAAGCATCTGCAACAGTAAAAACACAATTCGCTATCCGCTATAACCAATCAACAACAGATGCTTATTATTGGTTTAGACATAATGTTAATGGTACATGGGGCTCGTGGATACAAGTGGCTACAACGGCAATCGTTACAACAGCTGCTAATGGTCTAATGATTGCAACAGATAAAGTTAAACTTGATGGTATTGAGACAGGGGCACAAGTAAATGATGTAACTTCAGTTGCTGGAAAAGTAGGTGCCGTTACATTAGGGCCGACTGATGTTGGAGCTGCTCCAGTTTCACACAGTCACGTAGCCGCTGATTTACCATCTGCTACAACTGCTGCTAAAGGTATTGTTCAATTATCAGACTCAACAAGTACAACATCAAGCGTTCTTGCTGCCACTTCAACTGCCGTAAAAGCTGCATATGATTTAGCTGCTGGAAGAGCTACAACAGCTGTGGCAACTACATCTGCTAACGGTTTAATGTCAAGTACAGATAAATCTAAGTTAGATGGTGTTACCGCAGGAGCTCAACCAAATCAGAACTCCTTTGCTAATGTAACTGCCGGTGGAGTAACAATTGCTGCTGATAATGTAACAGATACTCTTGCTTTTACTGCTGGTTCAGGTATTACAATTACGGGCGATGCTACATCTGATACTGTTTCAGTTGGTATTGACTCTACTGTATCTCGTGTAGGTCATACTCATACTCTTGGAGGAACAGAAATAGCAGATGTCGTTATTACTTCAGTTGCAAATGATGAAGTATTAGCCTATGACTCTACTACAGCTAAGTGGATAAATCAAACACCTGCTGAAGCAAACCTAGCAATTGCTACTCGTAACGTTCTTGCTGGTAGCGGATTAACTGGTGGTGGTAACTTAACTGCTGATAGAACGCTTGCTGTAAACTTTGGTGGTACTGGTTCATTAACAACGGTTTCACGTTCTGACCATTCTCATACTATTAATGGCTCTTCTATTACCGATGTTTCTGTTACAGGACTAGCGACCAATCATGTATTGAAGTGGAACGGTTCTCTTTGGGTAAACACTTTACCAACTCTAAACTTGCTTAATGACATTACAATTAGTAGCCCTGTTAGTGGTCACGTTATATACCATAACGGAACTAATTTTGCAAATGTGACTCCTGCTACAGCAAACTTGGCTATTGCTACTCGTAATATCTCTACAGGTGAGGGATTACTTGGCGGAGGAAATTTAACTGCAGATAGAACATTGAGTTTAAGTTGGGGCGGATCTGGTGTAGCCACTACTGCTTCAAGAAGTGACCATAACCATGATACAACTTATGCAAAAATAGCTAATGCACAAATGACCAAGTTAACACTAGACACAGGATATGGCGCCTCTGTAAGTAATACAGACTTAAATGCGCTTATTACTACAGGTTTTTACTTTGGTAATAATCTAACAAACCCTCCTATTAGTGGTGACGCTGGAACATACAGAATTATGGTTGAAGCAAGTAGTTCAGTAAACTGTGGACAATTGGCTACGAAACTATCAACAGGTCAGCGATTCAGTCGTATTATGACTGCTGCCAATACTTGGACTGAATGGATTGAATTTGTAACTGATAGAGCGCAATCGTGGACAGCTCCAACAATGGGATCAGGAATTACTGCTTACTCTACAGGTTCAGAATTACAGTATACTAAAGTAGGAAACGTAGTGTATGTAAGAGGGGTCGTTAAGGGAATAGGTGCTTCTGTTACTGTTGCAACCTTGGGTGCTGGATACAGACCTATTACAATGTCTCACTCATTCACTTGTCCAACAAGTGGTAATAGACATTCAAGATTCACTATCTCATTAACTGGGGCACTTGTAATCGAAGCGAATAGTGATGGAACATGGAGCACAGCGGATTGGCACCCAATTAATACTAGCTTTATTGCAGATTAATTTAATGTTAGATAACTTACTCTAGGTGATATATTTACCTAGAGTATTTGTTTTAATAGTTTACAGAATTGATTTTTCTATATATAATGTATATGTAAGTAAAATACTACAGATAAATTATATGGAGGAATTAATTATGTCTCAAGTTACACAAATTTTACAACAATCTTCGCCGGAGATCTTAACTATTTTTCAAGAAGAAACTATTTCTAAGCTGCAAACTGAGTTGCTTAAAGTAAAAACTCAATTAGAAGCATTGGCTCGGTATACTATTCAAATTGAAAATATAAACCAAGAACTCAATAAACAGGTTGAAGGTCTACAATCACAACTTGAACCAATTGAAGAAGTAGTAGAAGAAAGCGCTGAGTAATCAGCGTTTTTATTGTGTATAAAATTCATGTTTTATTGTAATATTTGGGCTCCGGAGCTCAATCATACCAACGGGTTAGGAGGTCGAAGTAGTGGAACAATCAATTTTCGACTTGATTCTGAACAAAGACACAATTTTTTTGGGCTTATTCCTTTATTTGCTCTGGGTACAACAACAGGAAAAGAAAAGTCAAAATGACTTTATACTTAAGCAACAGGATATCCTTGGAAACCTAACCGGCTCATTTGAAAAACTTGCTGATAATCAAGAAAAGTTGACCGGGCGTATCGAAAGAATTGAGATTACGCTCGAGAAAAAATGGGAAGGTGAAGACGAATGAAAAAAGATTTTAAATCTATGGCTTTACCGTTTGTCGGTGTAGTTGCATTAGCAGTAGGTGCTTTCGCTGGATTTAACCCTGAACAGGTTGATTCTTTAAAAGGCGCAATGGAAGCAGTTGTTAATGCAGTCGCTGTATTTGTAACACTTTATGGTGTTTATAAATCTCACGACAAAAACTAATTAAGAGGAGGGGATTCGTCCTCTCTGATTACCTAAAGGAGGAAATAATAATG